CGCGCACAGACGGCCCCGCCATTACGCTGAACCAGCGGTTACGCACGGAATCTTCATGCCAGCGGGTATCGCTGTAACGGGTAATCTGGCGATTCCTGTCTCCTGCATAGCTGAATGACGTCACCAGCCCCAGCGTGTCCGTGAATTCATAACGGTATTTCACGTTAATCCCGTTAAGATTATCGCTACCGGGAGCGTTCGTCCGGGCATGAAGATACCCCGCGCTCAGCGTGGCCTGCTGCTCAGACGCCCATGCAGGCGCACCGGATACGGTCAGATAAATGGCTGCGGACAAAATGGCGGCATAAAGTTTACGCATAATTACCTCTCGCTTTTCTGCAATAAAAAAGGCGTCATTCCTGACGCCCTTTATTGGGGTTATAAATATTTCAACGAATACTGATGCCGGAAGCAGCTTTTTTGGTCACAATCACCGTACAGTCGGTGATATTGCCTGCCCCCTGATTGCCTTTCTGGAAAATCTTAAACTCCAGAGTGACGCTACCACCACCACTAGGCATATCAATAACTGCACTGTAACTACCGGGAATGGCCCCTTTAGTTTCTCTGGATGCGATTAATACGCCGTTTTTGCGAACTTCAAAACCATAACCCGTGTATCGCGTGCCTCCTGGGTTATTTCCGCTCCCCGGATCGTCATACGCTATACCGTTAAAAATAATGGGCGGAATAATAATCTGGCGGTCAAAGTTATGATCATCGCTGATGGTGACTGTAACCGTACCGTTTGGTGTTTCCGTGTTACCCCACGTACCGACTTTTTTCGGGAAGGCTTTTGATACAGCTTTAACGAAATCCCCTCTGACCTGGGTCGCCTCCAGCATGCCCTTAATCGTACAGTTCTGGTTAATCGTGACATTGTTGAGCGCTCCTGAGTTCGCATTCACACTGCCACTGATATCCGCATTTTTCGCCGTCAGTCGCCCGTCTGGTGTCAGGGAAAATGCCGGAGGATTACCGCCGCTGGTAATGGTGGGAGCCGTCAGATATTTCAGGAACACTTCATTCATGAATATCTGATCGCCCTGACCAACAAACATCGGCTTTGTGTTGCCATTCGCAGGATTAATCATCGCAATCCTGTCTGCTGCCAGCAGCACCTGACTCTGCATGCCGTCGGGGGTGTTCTCAATACCGGCACCGATACCCGCAATATAAAGGCGTCCGTCCTGCATCTGCTGCAGCTTCACTGCCCACATGCTGTTCAGGTTATTATTTGTATCAACCTGAACCTTCTGTATCTGCTGGATCGCTGCACTCTGGTCTTCCAGTTTCTTATTGACGGTCTGTGTTATTTCATTGCTGACATCCGTTATGGACGTCCTGATTTCAGTCAGGTCAGGCGCAAGCTGACCGTTATCAATCTGCGTCCACAGCTCCTGAGCCAGATGGGTTTTCCCTATCTCGCCTTTGAAAAAATCCAGATAGCCGGATGCATCATCACTCGGCTGACCAACAGCCTCCACGAATGCCGATTTGCCAACGGTGTTCACACTGCGGATATAAAAGTAATAATCATGGCCCGGTTTGATATTGATACTGGCGGCTATCCAGTACAGCCCCGTGCCAAGGTAGCGGGCTGTGGTTTCAACCTGCCTGATATCGGTAATCCGCGTTTCCGAAAACCAGAACTCAAACTGTACCGTCGGGTCATACACCGCAAGACGCGGGACCGCTGTTATCTGAAAATAGCCCGGTGTCAGCTCAATCGTGGCGGGTACCGCAGGTGCATTAATCCTGAACGTGGTGGTGGCCGGTTCCCCCTGCTGGCCATAACTGTTAATTGCCCTGACTGTCAGGGTGTATTCCCCGAGCGGCAGACCACTGAAACGATGCTCTGTATCCGCAGTGATGGCGGTGGTCACCAGACGGCTGTCTTCTCCGCTTCCGTTGGTCAGGCGCAGACTGAAGCGCACACCCTTCACCACCCGCGGCGTGTCCCATTTCGCCTGTGCCAGATACTGNTCAGCTAATCGTGATGCCTGCAGTGGCTTTCTTCATCACCACAACCAGCAAATCGCTGATACTTGCTGTGGGATACCAGTTATTTACCAGCCATGCTGACACCGAAAACTCCAGTGTCATGTGACCGTGACCGGCAGGCATATCAATAACGCCACTGTAAATCAGCGTATTATCCAGCGCGGTACGGTTATAAATTTCAGCACCGTTTTTCCGCACTATCAGACGGCATGAGGAGTAAATATCAGTATGCTCTCTCTCATGCTTAGCGCCACTGAATGCCACCGCCGGAATAACAATCTGCCGGTCAAACGGCTGATCATCATAAACCCTGACGGTAATGCTCCCTGATGGCCACCGCTCCGGTGCACGGGAGTCCCGGGGGAAAGCTTTGCCCACTGTTTTAACGAGATCGCCTTCAATCTGGTTCGCGGACAGTTTTCCCAGAACCCGACAGTTCTCGTTAATCGTGACGTTGTTGAGCGTCCCGGAATTCGCATTCACGTTACCGCTGATATCAGCATTTCTTGCGGTCAGCCTGCCCTCCGGCGTCAGGGAAAACGTCGGGGGATTGCCGGACGAGGTGATACTCACCGCAAACAGCCGCTTCAGGAACACATCGTTCATGAACAACTGATTCCCCTGCGCCACAAATAACGGCGTGGTGTTGCCGTCCTCCGGGTTAATCATCGCAATACGGTCAGCCAGCAGCAGTATGTTGCTCAGGGGCTGGCCATCAGTATCCTCAATCCCCGCTCCAATACCGGCAACATAGGGTATGCCATTTTTTGTTTTCTGTACCTTCAGCATGTAAAGTGCAGCCAGGTCATCATTTGTGTCCTTCTGCACGCGCTGTATCTGCTGTATGGTGGCGCTCTGGTCCTCCAGCGTTTTACTGACCGTCTGTGTGATTTCATTGCGGGTTTCTGTGATGGTGGTCTTCATCTCCGCCATCTCATCTGCAAGCTGGCTGTTATCTATCAGTTCCCACAACCCCTGAGCCAGATGCAGTTTTCCTATTTTTTCCCGGAACAGCCCCAGATACCCTTCTGCATCATTGCTGGCCCGGCCACTGGCTTCCACAAAAGCAGATTTCCCCACCAGGTTGACGCTGCGCACGTAAAACCAGAAATCCTTCCCGGGCTTAATGTGCGGGCCGGATACACTCCACTGACTGCCGGTCCCCAGATAACGGGCAGAGGTTTCCACCTGAGATGTATCTGCGATTTTTGTCTCCGAAAACCAGAACTCAAACTGTACCGTCGGGTCATACACCGCAAGACGCGGGACCGCTGTTATCTGAAAATAGCCCGGTGTCAGCTCAATCGTGGCGGGTACCGCAGGTGCATTAATCCTGAACGTGGTGGTGGCCGGTTCCCCCTGCTGGCCATAACTGTTAATTGCCCTGACTGTCAGGGTGTATTCCCCGAGCGGCAGACCACTGAAACGATGCTCTGTATCCGCAGTGATGGCGGTGGTCACCAGACGGCTGTCTTCTCCGCTTCCGCTGGTCAGGCGCAGACTGAAGCGCACACCCTTCACCACCCGCGGCGTGTCCCATTTCGCCTGTGCCAGATACTGGCCGTCAGCTGCGCTCACCTCCACCGTCAGGTGCTGCACTGCCGGAGGGATGACGCTGTTCAGGGTGCCGCTCTGGTCGCCGTCAAAGTGCGCCCCGTTATCCACGATGGCTTCTTTCTCCGGCACGTGCTGCACCGCCGTGATGGCAAAGGTGCCGTCCGTGTTTTCCCGGATGGAGACACAGCGGAACAGGCGACGACGCAGTGACGGCAGGGAGAGTCCCCATACACCGTATGTCTCCACACCATCAGGCAGGGTGCTGACCTGTATCCGGTCCGGCGCGGGGTGTGCGGTGATGTCCACACTCACCGGCTTACCGCTGCCGTTAATCAGGTTCACCGTGGCGGCACCGGTCTCCGGCAGTGTCACCTCACGGTCCAGCGTCAGGGTGCGGCTGGCGGCATCGATGGACAGGACACGTCCGCCGGTCATGGTCCCGGCATAGTCGTTATCACAGATTTCAATGATGTCACCGGGTGTGTGACGCAGCCCCTGTGACCCGAGCGTGAAATCCACCGTCTGCGTTTCCAGCTGTCCGGTCTTTATCACCCACAGCCCGGCACGGTGGGCCTGACCGCGACTGGTGCAGCCGAACGCATCCATCTTCAGCAGGTTGCGCCCGTAGCGCAGTATGGCTTCCGGGTCTTCCACCAGTTCCGTGGAGGTCTGCCAGCCGTTCTGCGGGTCGGTGTAATTCACCTCCACCGCCGTGTGNGGCAACATAGGGTATGCCATTTTTTGTTTTCTGTACCTTCAGCATGTAAAGTGCAGCCAGGTCATCATTTGTGTCCTTCTGCACGCGCTGTATCTGCTGTATGGTGGCGCTCTGGTCCTCCAGCGTTTTACTGACCGTCTGTGTGATTTCATTGCGGGTTTCTGTGATGGTGGTCTTCATCTCCGCCATCTCATCTGCAAGCTGGCTGTTATCTATCAGTTCCCACAACCCCTGAGCCAGATGCAGTTTTCCTATTTTTTCCCGGAACAGCCCCAGATACCCTTCTGCATCATTGCTGGCCCGGCCACTGGCTTCCACAAAAGCAGATTTCCCCACCAGGTTGACGCTGCGCACGTAAAACCAGAAATCCTTCCCGGGCTTAATGTGCGGGCCGGATACACTCCACTGACTGCCGGTCCCCAGATAACGGGCAGAGGTTTCCACCTGAGATGTATCTGCGATTTTTGTCTCCGAAAACCAGAACTCAAACTGTACCGTCGGGTCATACACCGCAAGACGCGGGACCGCTGTTATCTGAAAATAGCCCGGTGTCAGCTCAATCGTGGCGGGTACCGCAGGTGCATTAATCCTGAACGTGGTGGTGGCCGGTTCCCCCTGCTGGCCATAACTGTTAATCGCCCTGACCGTCAGGGTGTATTCCCCCGGCGGCAGACCGCTGAAACGGTGCTCTGTATCCGCGGTGATGGCGGTGGTCACCAGACGGCTGTCCTGACCGCTTCCACTGGTCAGGCGCAGACTGAAGCGCACACCCTTCACCACCCGCGGCGTGTCCCATTTCGCCTGCGCCAGATACCGGCCGTCAGCTGCGCTCACCTCCACCGTCAGGTGCTGCACTGCCGGTGGGATGACGCTGTTCAGGGAACCTGACTGCGGCTCAAAGCGGGCACCGTTATCCACGATGGCTTCTTTTTCCGGTACGTGCTGCACCGCCGTGATGGCAAAGGTGCCGTCCGTGTTTTCCCGGATGGAGACACAGCGGAACAGGCGACGGCGCAGTGACGGCAGGGAGAGTCCCCACACCCCGTATGTCTCCACACCATCAGGCAGGGTACTGACCTGTATCCGGTCCGGCGCGGGGTGTGCGGTGATGTCCACACTCACCGGCTTACCGCTGCCGTTAATCAGGTTCACCGCCGATGTACCTGTCTCCGGCAGGGTAACCTCACGGTCCAGCGTCAGGGTGCGGGTGGCAGCATCAATGGACAGGACACGTCCGCCGGTCAGGGTCCCGGCATAGTCATTATCACAGATTTCAATAATGTCACCGGGTGTGTGCCGCAGCCCCTGAGACCCGAGCGTGAAATCCACCGTCTGCGTTTCCAGCAGTTCGGTCTTTATCACCCACAGTCCGGCACGGTGGGCCTGACCGCGGCTGGTACAGCCGAACGCGTCCATCTTCAGCAGGTTGCGTCCGTAGCGCAGTATGGCTTCCGGGTCTTCCACCAGTTCCGTGGAGGTCTGCCAGCCGTTCTGCGGGTCGGTGTAATTCACCTCCACCGCCGCGTGCCGGTCCTTCAGGGCACTGAAGCTGTAGCGGAACCCCACGCCGTTATCATCCACCACCACATCGCTGTTGGTGTACGGCCACACCACATCCGACNACCAACAAACATCGGCTTTGTGTTGCCATTCGCAGGATTAATCATCGCAATCCTGTCTGCTGCCAGCAGCACCTGACTCTGCATGCCGTCGGGGGTGTTCTCAATACCGGCACCGATACCCGCAATATAAAGGCGTCCGTCCTGCATCTGCTGCAGCTTCACTGCCCACATGCTGTTCAGGTTATTATTTGTATCAACCTGAACCTTCTGTATCTGCTGGATCGCTGCACTCTGGTCTTCCAGTTTCTTATTGACGGTCTGTGTTATTTCATTGCTGACATCCGTTATGGACGTCCTGATTTCAGTCAGGTCAGGCGCAAGCTGACCGTTATCAATCTGCGTCCACAGCTCCTGAGCCAGATGGGTTTTCCCTATCTCGCCTTTGAAAAAATCCAGATAGCCGGATGCATCATCACTCGGCTGACCAACAGCCTCCACGAATGCCGATTTGCCAACGGTGTTCACACTGCGGATATAAAAGTAATAATCATGGCCCGGTTTGATATTGATACTGGCGGCTATCCAGTACAGCCCCGTGCCAAGGTAGCGGGCTGTGGTTTCAACCTGCCTGATATCGGTAATCCGCGTTTCCGAAAACCAGAACTCAAACTGTACCGTCGGGTCATACACCGCAAGACGCGGGACCGCTGTTATCTGAAAATAGCCCGGTGTCAGCTCAATCGTGGCGGGTACCGCAGGTGCATTAATCCTGAACGTGGTGGTGGCCGGTTCCCCCTGCTGGCCATAACTGTTAATTGCCCTGACTGTCAGGGTGTATTCCCCGAGCGGCAGACCACTGAAACGATGCTCTGTATCCGCAGTGATGGCGGTGGTCACCAGACGGCTGTCTTCTCCGCTTCCGTTGGTCAGGCGCAGACTGAAGCGCACACCCTTCACCACCCGCGGCGTGTCCCATTTCGCCTGTGCCAGATACTGACCGTCAGCCGCGCTCACCTCCACCGTCAGGTGCTGCACTGCCGGTGGAATAACGCTGTTCAGGGAACCTGACTGCGGCTCAAAGCTGGCCCCGTTATCCACAATGGCTTCTTTTTCCGGTACGTGCTGCACCGCCGTGATGGCAAAGGTGCCCTCCGTGTTTTCCCGGATGGAGACACAGCGGAACAGGCGACGACGCAGTGACGGCAGGGAGAGTCCCCATACACCGTATGTCTCCACACCATCAGGCAGGGTGCTGACCTGTATCCGGTCCGGCGCGGGGTGTGCAGTGATGTCCACACTCACCGGCTTACCGCTGCCGTTAATCAGGTTCACCGTGGCGGCACCGGTCTCCGGAAGTGTCACTTCACGGTCCAGCGTCAGGGTGCGGGTGGCAGCATCAATGGACAGGACACGTCCGCCGGTCATGGTCCCGGCATAGTCGTTATCACAGATTTCAATGATGTCACCGGGTGTGTGACGCAGCCCCTGTGACCCGAGCGTGAAATC